CTTTCTCGTGCTTTACAGCAACTGATACATCTTCACCTGATACAATAGACTGAAACTCGGCTTGTTCAAGTGCCAAGTCACCCTTTACTTCCGGGGCAATAAACATAAGAGAATCACAAATTGCAGACAAACCAAACTTTCTCTCGACATTATTACCCAAGGTTGAAACGTCTTCATTTTCGTAAAACTTTTTGAAAATTTTGGTGATAATTGTACTTTTACCTGATCGGGCAATACCTTTAAAAAACGGTATAACTTGCCACCCATCCATATCACCGACTTCAAAACAAAGACGACCACCCATTACATATACCCAACGAGAAACTTCTTCGTCGAATTTCTGATATTCGAGGATAGATTGCATATGTGGCGTTGGAATAGACCACCAATCTTCCATATAAGAATAGTCTTCGAAACGCTGATCAAAATACTTACAACTCACCAGTGTCGGATCTAGACAGTTAAATTGCTTACTTTCAAATGGATAGAAGTGACAATCATAAACACCCTTATCGGGAATCCATTCTTTTGCAATAAACACACCATTTTGAAAAGACCACATATGTCTAGTCTTTTTAATCTCGGGGAAGTCGCTGTCAACACAGTGTGTTAAGTGATTGATAACATCCCTAAATGCGGTACCACGAGAAGTCAAATCTTTCCAAACTTCAAAGTTCACTTCCTTTTCAGCCAGTTCATAAACGAACTCTTGAATTGTGTGTGTAGACGTCCAAGCCCGTGTATAATGTCCATTCGAAACTCGTTGCACACAACATTTACCCTTGTATCGCCTCATATTCTTCTTAGACGTCTCATCAAGAACTGCAACAATTGCACGTTGGTAGGGTGTCATTTCACTTAATTTGGCTTCGTCCATTGGTGTGGCATCGAAGTACTCGGGGTCTGCATCAAATTTTTCGGGGATTTGTCTTGGATGTAAAATACGCTCTTGAGCGTTTAAGTGTAATCTAATATTTTTAAATGCTTCGTTAATCTGTTTGATCAGGCGACAGACACGTTCACCTACCGATAAATCGTGATCCTCTAATTGATGCTCCATCAAATTTATAGTTTTTACACGACTACCCAAACTTTTCAAAAATTTAGTTTCTCTTTGTAACTTACCATTTACGGTATTCATCTCAATGCGCCTAGGAAACCCATCTTCTTCTAACTCAGAAGGGTCAAAAAATTGGTCATATCCAAGACGCACGATATCACGGGGGTCGCAATTACCTTTCGTAAGAGACCACTTGTCCTCCATAAGTCCCAGGATACGCAATACTTGCTCTTGATCGAGGGTCTGAATTTGATTTCTCAAATTTTCCATCTCGGAATCAGTAACATTCGGATCTCTGTCAATGTAATGTGTATCCATTTTATAGCTAATCTTATTACAATTCATTTTTCTAAGTTTATTTTTTGTTGACAGTCGAGAGTACCTTAATAAGAATTTTATTCTGAACCTCGAGATGGTGAGCTATGTTTACCAGGGCCGAACAAACTGTGTCACCATCAGGGGTGGCGAGGACCGAAGTGAGAAGTTCCTCCATCTGGAGCGGTTCGTCAAAAATTTCCGGAATATCGGAACCTTCATCGTCTGTCATGAGATAATCTTCCTCACCTTCGTCACTTTCGATAATTTCTTCATGTTTGACATCGATGTCGACGTCGACTTCAGAACCAGATTCGGAGACATATTCTTCTTCAGGATGGGAGGACATTTTATCTTACACTGAGAAAACCGAAGGCAAAATTTTTCGCAGCAAGTGCGATTTCAGCCAGAAAAAAAATATTGGTCTATAGTACAAAAACTCTCACAATGGCCGGTGGTCTCATGCAACTCGTCGCTTACGGCGCCCAAGACGTCTACTTGACTGGTAACCCGAAGGTTACCTTCTTCCAGGCGGTCTACAAGCGCCACACTAACTTCGCTATGGAAAACATTGAACAAACTGTCAATGGTACGGCTACGGATAATGGCCGTGTGTCTGTCACTGTTGCGCGTAATGGTGACTTGATCGGTGAAATGTACGTCGAACTCAAGGCTAAGAGTTTGGCGTCCAAGACTGGTGATGCTCTCGACTGCAACTGGGTCGCCGAGCGTGCCATTAAGGATGTTGAACTTTCTATTGGTGGCCAACGCATCGACAAGCACTACCAGCGCTGGTGGCGCCTCTACTCCGAGTTGTACTTGGATGAAGCCAAGAAGGCTAACTGGGCTAAGATGACGACGGCGTCTGACAACACCGTCTTTTTGCCGTTGGTGTTCTTTTTCAACCGCAACCCGGGTTTGCATTTGCCGCTCATCGCTCTCCAATACCACGAAGTCCGTCTTGACTTCGATTTGTCGGGTGAGTTCGCTCAATACACCGACGGTACCTTCAAGGTGTGGGGTAACTACGTGTACCTCGACACCGAAGAACGACGCCGATTTTCTCAAAAGGGCCACGAATACCTTATCGAACAAGTGCAGCACACTGGTGCCGACTCTGTTTCCTCGGCTTCCACGAAGCAAGTCCGCTTGTCCTTCAACCACCCGGTGAAGGAACTTGTCTGGTGCTTCTCCGAAGGCAGCTCCTCCAACGCCGCCCTCTGGAACTTCACCTCCAACACCGACAATGCGGCGCTCGTCCTCGACTCCGATCCGACGGCGCTTGCGTCTTCTAACGCTTTCGTGCCGATCACCCAAGGTACTGGTGTCCCGCTTGTTGCGGTCGGTACCGATGGGTCCGAGGCTCGTTGGGTCGAAGAAGGTGCGGCTTCCGCTACGGCTGCTGTCGGTCCGCTCGACACCTTCAAACTTGTCCTCAACGGACAAGATCGCTTCAAGGAACAAACCGGTAAGTACTTCAACCAAGTGCAACCGATGTGCCACCACACGGGATGCCCGTACCCGGGTGTGTACTCGTACTCGTTCGCCCTCAAGCCGGAAGAACATCAGCCAACAGGGACCTGTAATTTTAGTCGTATTGACAATGCTCAAGTCGCTATCAAGATCAAGGATACCGCCACGGCGACCAACACGATGCATCTCTTTGCGACCAACTACAATGTCCTCCGTATCCAATCTGGTATGGGCGGTCTCGCGTTCTCCAACTAAGTTGTTAGTTGTTTAATATTTTAATAAAATTTAAAACTAAATTTTTAAAATTTAAGATATGTTAAATTTTAAAAGTTTTTATTTATTTGATTAAGTTTTTTAAATTTGACGCCTTTGTCATAGGTAGAGGTGTACTCATACAAGATAGATGCTTCCTACAAACAGCCCTATACATATCATTTCCACCGACGAGTTCTAAATCTTGGTTTTCTACGATTCGTTTTGTGAATGGACCGGACGTTCCGTCATTACAATCCATACATAACGCAGACAACTTAATGACTTCATCAGCCATAGGAATACAATCAAGAATTTCTCCGAATTTTTGCTGTTTGTAGTCTCCATCCAAACCAGTTACAATCACAGACTTTCCGAGGAAAAGACACATCTGAACAAAGTCTTTGAGTTGTGTAAAAAATTGTGCTTCGTCGATAGCTACTATATCAGCATCACAGAAACACTGGTCCACAATACAATGAGAAATGTGCGGAACTTTCAGACACGGAAACTCCACACCGTCGTGCGTCTTAAGGACTTCTTCAGGAGACCGGGTATCTTTTAGAGAATTGATGACAACAATTTTTTTGCCTATGACTTTGTAGCGCTTAAGTCTTCGAATAAGTTCAGAAGTTTTACCAGAAAACATATTTCCTATAATAATTGTGAGACTCATTTTGCCTTTCTATAAAATAATCTCATATTTTTATAATGGTTGATATCCAAAAGTGTTATTACAATGGACACAGGGGATGGATGTCGACCAAATCGGGGCGTGTTCGTTTCGGTAATAAGATCTTTCCAAACATTCTTGCTGCCGTTAAGTACCTGGGTCGGTCATGATTCTAATCATCATACCACCAACAATTGCACCTATCACCGTCGTTAATAAACAACACGTACAAAGATTGTCTCTACAGCTCATTGAAATAAATATAGATAATTTTATACTAAAATAAACCAGTAAATGTAATCAGACAGAGAATAGAACTAGCGATACCCACGAACATTTGTATTTTATTCTATACAATAATTAAGATGCCTCTGACAGATCAGGAAATTGTCAAGAAAGTGAGAGAACTGCGCAGAACCGAGAGTAAGATCTATGCACCACTCAAATACTTTAGGGGTCTTAGAACCCTAAAGTCTGTAGAGACCCGCTACAAGAAAATGCTCAAGAAAGATTACAAAGACTTCAAGACTGATAAGGGTATGAAGACTCGCACCTCTTCATACACCCAAAAGTTTAGAAAGAAGTATGGGTCGGAAGTGAAATCACTCCCAGAAATATCAAAAGCTACAAAGATTCCATTGAAGACTCTTCAAACAATTTACAATAGAGGCCTCGCCGCATGGAGAACCGGGCATCGTCCAGGAGCTTCTCCACAAGCGTGGGGATATGCCCGTGTCCATAGTTTTGTAATGAAAGGAAAGACGTATTACACAGCGGACAAAAATTTGAGATAGTTATAAATGTTTTATTCTTTACATAATATATATAACAGGATGTTATTGATATTGTTCGTGTTATCACTGATAATCAATATACTAGTTGGGCATCATATATCACATAAGAATGGTTCTAACAAACACGGTCCTATATATGATATGGGATTTAAGTTTTTGCCAAACTTTGAACAATACGAACATCTACCAGACTATGTTTTGATAGTCCCCGTACTTTTTCTCCTTTCCAACTGGCCTTCGTGGTCAACTAATAAACGCAATTCATATTTAAAATTATTGACTATCATGTATTTTGCGAGAGCTTTGTGTAATGCGGTCACTATACTACCATACACAAAAGAAAAACCTTGTAAGATCAGACCAGGATTTGGATACTGTAACGACTATACATTCTCTGGGCATACAACACTTAATTTAGTAACTTCTAATTTTGTAGGGGCTCCTCTATGGCCTTTATGGCCAGTGTTAACTTCATTTGTATCTGTGATTACAAGAGATCATTATACTATAGATGTTGTCATTGCATGGATTCTATTTTTCGCTTTCAAGTGCAGAATCAAAGGAATCTAGATGCGAAATTCTATCCTTTTCGGGTTCGGATTCGGTAATCATCATCCTAACAACTTCTTCATAAAGTACCGTAAGTAAGGCGAGTTTATATGCCAAAAAATCCAACAAAAGTCGCACCATAATCAAAATCAAAACCAAATGGTGCATGATTCCACATTGTTTCAAAAATAGCCGTTCCAAGTGGAACAAAAAACTGTTTCTGAAATGACGATTTTTCAATGTTATCTACGTGTTTGATTATGTACATGGGTATATCACCGATAAGGACTATAATTTGACATATCCAGAAAAGTTACTTCTTTCCCAGTGGGCGGAGCGATGAATCAAAGAACTAAATACTTACGAACTAGCATTCCTCACTAACTCATACCACTCATAGTACTCACCGAGTTTATTTCGTAAATTGGAATTTGGTAATCCCATGATTCGAAGTGCCACGTTTTCCGCCATCGTCACATAACCGACTTTGACTACTTGTCTTAATACTCTTATGATCAATGTAAGGGTGTTGCGCGCAACGGGTGACTCACCACTGGCATATTTATCAAATCCTGACAAATATTTAACCGCCGACGATGGTAATTTATAGAGGGGGACTATCGCTCGCGCGGGAGCTCGGGGCTCCCCTTGCCGAGTGGTGTCATATAATTTTGAAGCAATATAGGGTGTGTCTTTCATAAATTTTATGTGATGAGGTTTGAACTTTCCTTTTACATACGCCGTATAGTAATCGCCATCCTTTTTGTGTCCAGAAATGAGCAGTTCCCTACCGGTAACCTCGTATATCAAAGCAAGTTCCTTTATTTGTTTCTCGGTTGTTATATCACCTTTTCTTATACCACGCTTTATCGTCTCCAATATGTTTGACTGCGCTAAATAATCCTTATTCTTAATTTTCATGATTTTATTGACTTTGGATTCGAGAGTCCTCCCATTCACGATTTGCTTTATTCTCCTTTTTGTCGCGTTTGTGGGTGGATACGCTTTGATGTCATTCTTGCTAAACTTTTTTCGTGTCAATGGAGATGTGAAGAATGGATCGTTGGCTTCGCGGACGCGATTATAGCGATTTTCATACGATTCAACCAATCCATTAAGAAATCTGCGATCCCACACCTGTTTAATCTTGCCATTATTTGTCATATCCGTTAAGAGGAAGACCCGCTTATCTTTGGGAATGTTACTCTTCTTAGCTTCTGTCATACTATTATTGAACCACGAAGCCACGTTTTTGTTTTCGTTATTGGGTTTATTGTTTTTGGTGTTTTTGTTTTTGTTTTTATTCTCAATATTCTTCAACATCTTTTCATACTTCGAAACATTCACTTTCTTTGGAGCTTTGGGTGGAGATTTGGGTCCTTCATTGTTACCACCAAATAATTGGCGGGCCACACCGGCCGCGTGGCGGCGGAGCTCGTCGGCATTATGGATCCTCTGTCTGACCCGAGGTCTAACATTTCCAACGTTGTTGTTATTAGAATTATTGTATCTACCATTCCTGTTAAGACCGGGTCCATTTCGTCTGAACACCCTAACGCGTGGAGATGACGGACTATTAATTCTGACCGAATCGT